AACAATTCCCATTTATCTAACACAATTAAATCCGAATCCCATACGACATATGGGTCAGATAGATTTTCGATTTGTTGAAATGCACCTAATTTTATAATCTGTTGAAACCACCATCCAAATTCCCTAGAATTCGCATCTTTCCATGTATACCACTTATTGATATCCGCGCGAGATAAATTGTATGTTTTCATAAAAAAACTATTTTCATCTAAAACTACAATGTCGGTTTTTGATAATTCCCATTTTTTACAATTTTGTTCTAAAATTTCTTTGTCGGTTGAATTTGTAATAATATATATACAACGTGGTGAATAGTTATATATTACCGATTCGATTGTAGTCCGTATAATTATATTGTTTCTACAAACCGGTATTACAAAATCATACCCAACCACCATATATTGATATTATATATGATAATATATATTATATAATATCACATATTTGACGCTTAATTAGTAGTTTTTTCCTCACATTTTCCAGTTCCTTTGCTTCTACGAGAACCTTTTGGGCAACGTTTGCGATTAACCGAACGGCATTGCTTTGTTTTTCTATGTCTGCGAGTACCTTTGGCGCAACGAATGTATTTAATCTTTGGTGTAGTACTATTCATTATATATAATATAAATATATATTTTTTAAACATACATATAGAAATTTTACACTAAACTATATAATTCTTACTTATTGAATAATATATGGATAACACAAATACTCAGGCACGACTTCCTATCCATGAAGATATAAGCGAAAAATTGGACTATTTTTATAGAAATAACAAAATACCGCATATTATTTTTCATGGTTCCTCTGGATGTGGTAAAAAGACCCTAGTTTACGATTTTATTTATAAAATTTATAACAACGATAAACAAAAAATAAAAAACAACGTAATATTTGTCAATTGTTCTCATGGAAAAGGTATAAAATTCATTCGCGAAGAATTAAAATTTTTTGCAAAAGCGAATCTACAATCCAATACTGGTGTTAAATTCAAATCCATTGTATTATTTAATGCAGATAGTTTAACAAATGATGCACAGTCTGCACTGCGTAGATGCATAGAATTATTTAGTAATAATACACGTTTTTTTATAGTAGTGGAGAACAAACATAAATTATTAAATCCAATATTATCCAGATTTTGTGAAATTTTCGTTCCAGAATATATGGAAAACGGGAAAATCATAAATTTGCATGAATACAATTTAAATAAAAAATTCCAATTCTTCGAATTGGAAAAAGACAAAACAGAATGGTTTAAACAGAACTTTGATCCAATAATTGAAAGAAAAGTTTCGAATAAAAAAATAAATCACGAGATATTATCTTCATTTAGTTGTGATGCATATGAACAAGGATATTCATGTTTAGATTTAATTGATTTTATTAAAACAACTACAACTAACGCCTGGTCGAATCTTGAAATTTCCAATATAGAACTCTGTTTTCATAAAGTTAAATCCGAATTTCGATGTGAAAAATTACTTATGTTATACATGTTAGATCTCATTTTTGCTAATAAAATACATATTGTTTCTAGAATATGATTACAAAAACATAGACTAACGCGTTTAAACAATATGCAAAAAATGTAAGTAAGATTATATCATGGACGATTTTGTTCTTTCTAATTTACAAGAATCAAAAAATGAGTGGTGCAGTCGTCTTGTAAGTATTTTTACACCTTTAGTAATTGAAGGTATTCGCTCAATTTTCAACGAATCATGGAAATTATGCGCCGACAATGATGAATTAGGCAAATATTTAATGACATATCAAAATCTATTATCCCGTGTTCCAAAGTGGAATCAAACTATAATTGAGGAAGAAAGAAGGCGTATTATTGAAAGAAGTGGATGCAATTATTTAGAAGATTTAATTACATGTGTTCATATTATTCAATTAAAAGTACTTACCTGTATTCGTGTTGGAAATAAACAGAAAAAGATCGATATATCTATACCAAAATTAGATAATTTCATTCACAAAGTATATATTCATGTAGCACGTAAAGTCTACACCAATGTTTATTTATTTGAAAAAAATATTTCTCCGTTGTTGGCACAACGAAATTCAAGAGAACTTGAATTAATAGTGCAAGAATGCATTTTAACTACTATTCGCGAGAGTATTCCAACAGAAGAAATCATTCGTGCATATATGGATGAAAGTGTCGAACAAGAAGAAGAAGTAATTATTGAGAACATTGTAGATGAAGTTGAAAATACACAAGATAATACTACTACCGAACAACCAAAAACAGAAGAAAAGTCGGAATCCACTGAACCCGAATTACCTCCGGTAGTTCCTGCAATTCAAAATATAGATAATGATCCAGTTATAACACGTTTGTCATTTAATGACTACGACAGTGTTCAAGATGCAATGTCCGGTGATGTAAGTCATGTGAATGCACCGAAAACAATCGAGCGATTAGAAGAAATAAGTACTTCTAGGGCTATACAACGAAAATTAGAAGAGGAAGAAGAAGAAGGTGATATTAATGATAGAATTCAAATTCATACAGACAATATAAATTTAGATGATTTAGACATTTTTGATTTTGATAAAAAGGATAAAAATAGTAATGTAGAAGTATTATTAGATGATATTGAAGAACTAGTGTAATGCGTAAAATATCAATATAAATTATTTGATATTTTAGTATAGGAATTAAAAGAATATGGAGAAAATTTTGTTATTAGCAGTATCAATTGCAATTATTTTTTTTATTATTAAACTAGTAATGATGAAATATGTCGAGAAAGAAACCAGACCACTTAAGTATTTAGTGCGCGATGCATTTGTAGTATTTTCATCCGCATTTCTTCCAATATTTTTGTTTTTTCAAATGAGTGGAACATTTAATCAATTGTTAGGTATTGGTGGAGATAGCGTTCAGCAAACTCAAATATTTACTGATTCACCTGGGTTTTAATCGAATAACTAAATCATTCGTCCAATAACATTAAGGCCATTGCTGCATAATTATGTAAATCCAACAATGTATCGCGAATTCCTTCGTCTTTTACCAAATTCACACCATTTTTTGTAATAGACAGCGAACGTTGTATTTTGTCCTCAATACGCATTAAAACCCCAATAACACCATATTTGGCAAATGCATCACCATAATCTATGTTTTTTTTAGTAAATAATTCCAATCCTTCTTTTTGTATTTTTTCCATTTGTTCTACGCGATTCATTGTTTCAAATTATGTAAATAATATAAATCGTAGTGTTTATATTATTTTTTATTTTTAACCTATTGTGCCTATTGTGCCTATAGTTTCAATGTTTCATCAAATAATGCATGAACGTCTCGGTCGTGGGTAATAATGAAAATACATTGTTTGTATCGTTTAAACTCTCCAATTAGCATAATTAATTCACGTTTTAATTCAGGATCCAATGCATTTGTAGGTTCATCTAAAATTAATATTTTTGATGGATTAATTAAACCACTTATAATGTTAACCACTTGGCGTTGTCCGCCAGATAAATTTTCTCCAAGAGAACCAGCGTATGAATTATAAATATCAACGTTTTTGTATAATCCTTGGATTTTTGGATATTTCATAATTTCTTTTAAAAATCCCTTGCATTTCTCACTATCTTTGCATCCATACATCATATTATCTAATATTTTTTTATCAAATAACCTTGAATTTTGGTTAACATATGTTATGTTTTGACGAATATAATCAGGATCAATTGTAGAAATATCAACACCGTCTATGTATATTTTTCCACTTACTGGTTCATATAAACGCAATAATAATTTGGCGAATGAAGATTTTCCTTTTCCACTTAAACCAGTAATACCAATTATTTTTTGATTTGTATCTACATTTATTGTTGTATTTGTAAAAACTGGTGTTGTTTTCTTTGATTCATAATAAAATGTAATGTTATCAAAAGCGACATTATTAAATTTCAAATCATGCGAATCGTATTTTTTATTCATTAATGCATTAATATCAAGTTTATTTCCCAACATTTTATTGAAATCTTCTGTAATATATTCTATTCTACCTACAAATTCTAACCAATCGGGCAAATTGTTAATAGTTCCTATAATCCGATCTCTATACAATAATAAAATAGTCATAAATGTAATGAATACAGTTGTCGTGATTTTCTTCATGTACCGCAATTGAATCAAATAAAATAACGAAATGAAAATAATAATGTATACAAAAAATGTTAATAGACTAGTATGATTAGAAATTAGATTTAAAAAGTCGATTCCAGTATTGATAGCTTTATCAGTTAATGTTGTAAAATTATTGATTTCATTTACAGTTTCACCACGGTATATTACTTTATCAATGTTATTTAAAATGTCTATAATGAATTTTTCATTTTTGTTTATTATCGTTTCTTGTTCATTTTTTACTTTTGTTAAATCATTCCAATTGACATAAATATAATAAAATAATACTAAGTTTGCAATTAAAAAGCTTATGCCAAAAATAGTATTTTCATACAAGAAATATAACGAAATAATTAATAAAAACGCAACTGTAGGTATAATTACGGTTATAATATCAAAAAATAGAGCATAGAATGATACTGCTATACGTGTAATTGGAGTAATAAATTCTATAAAATTAATATTTTGCATATTTTCATTGTTCGATTTTAAAATAATTTTAAATATTTCATGTTTAACCCATTGAATTAGCTTTGTAATAAGAGTATTTTGATAACGTTTATAAATATAATAGATTACAAAAAATAAAATAGATACAAGAACAAAATAATAAAAAAATCCCATGGTTAAATTTTTTGAATTTTTTTCAACGGATTGAATAATATTCGCTGTAATATAAGAAATACCATTGGTTTGTATTAATGTAATTACTAAACTTAATATACACAGAATGATTGTGTTTGTTTTTTCTTCTTTGAAAAATTCGGATATCAAATAACTTATAATATCCATAATGTATATTATAAGCATATAACAAAAAATTAACAGAAATAAAAATAAAAATAAAATATTTTTTACACATAAGCTGGCAGTTTATCTAAATCCATAAATAATTCATTGTCAATCTTTTGTGATTTTTTTATAGAAAATTTGTTAAAAAGTGGATAAGACAACTGAGCTTGTGGGGTGTGCCCATGAACGTTTCGAGCAATCATTTTGTATAGTTTGAAATTAGGATATCTTTCTTCACCATTTTTTTTATATAAAACACTTTTACCCGAATCATCTTGACACCAACGTAATATAGTTTTTTGTAATTCATCCATTTCTGTTATATCTGTATCATCGTCTATAATAAAATCATAAATAGAACATCCTAGTCTGCATAAATCAAAACTGTAATTTGGTTCAAGTAATGGTTTATTTTGATTATAAAATGGTTCAAAATTATATTGAGTTGCAGCATCACCGCCAGGAGCAAAACTATCGCTACAAAATAGTTTACCGTTGTATTTATAAATACTTCTTCCAAAATCAATTATTTTGAAAATTTTACCATACGTAGGAACTTTGTAGTTTATTTTATTAAATCGATAGTACAAATATTCTTCATTGGTATGAACATACATTATATTATTTGTATGTAAATCATTATGTGTCATGTGAAACGCTTTTTGATAAGCAATTAAACTCATAATTATCTGAAATAATGCACTTGCACCATTGTCTGCGTCAATTTCATTTTGTTCAAATAAATCGTCTAATGTTCCATCGCATTTTTCAAGACAAATCATTTGAACTGGAAAGTTATCAACATAAGCATATACAGATGATTCATCATTTTCATCAGTATCTGTAATAGTTGTTTCGGTTTCTTCATTATCATTTGTAGAATCCGTTTCTGATTCAGATTCACTAGTTGCAGTTGTATCTGTTTCAGCGTCTGACTCTTCATCATATTCATCATCATTTGTCGATTCGCTTTTTTCAGTACTATTTTTTAAATATACTTGTTCTATGGTTTCGTTTTCATCAAATTCTTTATTTATGTTATCTGTATTATTAACTTCAATAACTGATATATTTGATAAATTATGAACGTTCGATGTATTCGAAATATTAATCTTCATTTTATTACCTCTCGAATTGTTCATATTAAAATAGGAAATTGATTCGTTGTTTGTTATTATAAAGTTTTTTCCAACATTATTTAAAAAATAATTAGAACTGTTCAAATATTCAAAATCGTCTGAAATATTCATTTTGAATTTATCTTGAATTGCCGAATAATTACCGTAAAAATCGATTCCATGTTTGAAATTATGTGTATGTAATAATTGACTTGACAAAAAACTAAAGAAACAATCTACGTATGCAGCATTGTTATAATATGTTATCTTTTTATCACAATTTGTCGAATTTAAAGAAGGCAATGTATGAATCGATGGATCATTAACATCATATTTTCCAATCATATATCTTATAGGATCAAGTAGAGGTGAATATTTAATAAATATTGGCTTTGTGCATACTGATACATTGGATGTATCTAAAACCGTTTCTAAATCAACAATGTGATATCTGTTATTTAAACATATCGAATCATAATTTTGTTCATTCATATCAAAATATAATGGATATATTGGTTGAAAATTTTGAAACTTTTTGATATGGAATGGATTATTATTGTTTTTTTTGTCGTCTTCTGTTTGAATATATTGTTTTTCTAAAGTCTTTAGATCTAACGGTTTCGATTTATTATAATGAATTTGAAACCTTGTTGGTTTTTCCGGTGTCTTCATTTATAGGAAAAATTTATATTTTAATAGTGATATACAAACGATTTATAATTCGATTCAAAACAAATTCGTTTAGTAAAACTGTATTATTTATTGGTATATTTTATATTCTTAATTCATATAAAATGACATTAGAGTTAAAAAAATTTAGTATGAGAGATATAACATTCAAACCAGATGAGAACAAGGGTCCTGTAGTGGTTCTTATTGGACGTCGTGATACCGGAAAATCATATTTAGTACGAGATTTATTATATTATCATCAAGATATACCAATAGGAACTGTTATTTCCGGAACAGAAGCAGGTAATGGATTTTATAAGCACCATGTTCCTAAATTATTTATTCATGACGAGTACAACACTGTATTAATCGAAAATGTATTACGAAGACAAAGAGCCGTTTTGAAAGAAGTTAAAAAAGAGGTTGAAACATACAAAAGGAGTACAATTGATCCACGTGCGTTTGTAATCATGGATGATTGCTTATATGATCAATCATGGACACGCGATAAAATGATGCGTTTGCTTTTCATGAATGGACGTCATTGGAAAATAATGTTAATTATAACAATGCAATATCCATTGGGTATTCCGCCAAATTTAAGAACAAATATTGATTATGTTTTTATTTTAAGAGAACCTTATTTAGTAAATCGTAAACGTATTTGGGAAAATTATGCTAGTATGTTTCCAACTTTGGAAAGTTTTTGTGCGGTTCTTGACAATACTACAGAAAATTTTGAATGTTTAGTAATTAACAACAATGCAAAATCGAATAAATTGATAGACCAAATATTTTGGTATAAGGCTCAAGACCATCCGCCATTTCATTTAGGAAGCAAAGAATTTTGGGAAATTTCTAAAAATATGGGTTCAGATGACGAAGATGAAGAATTTGATCCAAGTAAAACAAAAAAAGCGAATAAAGGCGCAAATATTAATGTTAAAAAAAGCAATTGGTAAAATTATAAAATATTATTTTAATATATATAATGGCAAAAACACTGAAGCGTAGAAATTTAAAAAAAAATGGAGGAGGTTTATTCGATTTGTTATTTCCAAAATCGGCACCAGTTTCACCAGTAGCACCAGTAGCACCAGTAGCATCAGTTTCACCAGTAGCATCAGTAGCACCAGTAGCACCAGTAGCACCAGTAGCACCAGTAGCACCAGTAGCACCAGTAGAGGTTAATCCAGTAGCACCTGTAGACATTGAACCAGTAGCACCAGTAGCACCAGTAGCACCTGTAGACGTTGAACAAAAACTTGATCAACTCGATATGAAATATAATGGAGGAAAGAATAAATCCAAGAAATCAAAGAAATCCAAGAAATCAAACAAATCCAAGAAATCTAAAAAATCAAACAAATCCAAAAAATAAAAAATAATTTTATAAATCACTATTTTTTATTTACTTTGCTCTATATGGAATCGCATAAGGATTACCTTGTAATGCATTTAATACATCAGGCGAATTACGATCTAACTGTAAAGTTTGATATAAAGGCTCTGCTCCACTCATTCTACCCATATTGTAAACTGAAGGTGCTTCAGTAGTTCCTTGTGGAGCTAATGGACGACTATTTACTAAATAATTATCTTTTGGCTTTGCTACCATGTTAATATTTCCATCATATAAATTCATATTGCCAGGCACTAATCTGCCATCAATGGTTGATGATTTAATATCATTGTTTCTTTGATTATATTCAGCTTCATATGAACGCATGTCTTGAGAACGTGC